GTTTAATTCTTTTTCAAAAAACGCTACAGCGTCAGGAATCTTGTTAATGTCTCTTGATACTTCGCTATACCAACCCATACTAACCCCAGTCTTCTTCTTCGTCTAGGATGTCTGACTCTTCTATATCGAGATAGTAGTTAATTGCTGTGTCTAGTTCAGAATCCGTACCCATTGCTTGAGCTAAAGTATCGTCACCAACACCATAGTCTGCTAATAAATCAACAAACCTTTCTGCTGCTTGATCAACACTTTTCTTGTCAAGGTACTCTTTGAACACTGTCCAAACTTCTGCAATTACTGCTTCGTCATCAAATCCGTGGCTCATATTTACTCCTCAGTTAATACTTCTTCTGGTAGATCTACATCTTCCTCTTTCGAGGTATTTACCACAGAAGCTTCTTGAGTGATGTGATCAGACATAACTTTGTCTAATAAATCGCCATTCCAATTTTTACGATATTCGAGAATCTCTTCTCCATCCATAGTAACATATTTTAATCTGTTACCTTGCTTTTCGATAACACCTTTTGCTTCAAAAAGTTCAACAACGCCACTATAAGGATTCATACCTGTTTCGTATGGAATCTTAACTTGTACGCCTTCGAACGGTTTTGCATAACGTGTTTTCATTACTTTACAGCCAGCACGGATACCCATAACTTGACTGATCTTGTTACCATCTTCGTCTTCTTTTAGTTTAAGTTTCTTCATAGCAACAACAATACTTGATGCATAAATGAAGCCTTGTCCACCACTGATCTTGTCATCTGGATCAAACATATCTTGTGATGCGTATGTGTGATTAGTACATACAAGTCCTACGTTATGTGAACCAATCATGTTAACTGTGTTACGAACAAGTGAAGTCAATGCCTTAGGCTTACGGCCCATATCACCTTTCATATCACCCTTGTTAAACTGATCAACATCTGTTGGTGTTAATAGCATACCTAGTGAGTCAATAACAAATAATACTTTAGGACGTTCTTCTTCGTCCATTGCTTTATAGTCAATCATAAATGTTGATACTGTTTTAGCAACATCATCAATCATTGACATATTAAGTTTTAGTAGTTTGTCATCTGCTGTGTCTACATCTAATGCTTGTAGCCACGCTTCGTCAAGTGCATTCTCTGAATCAATTAAGACTACAAAGATGCCTTGGTCTTGTGCCGCTTTTACAATGTTACCTGCACAGATATAACTCTTACCTGCTCCTGACTCTCCTGCAAATACAGTTACCTTACCTAATGGAACACCTTTGTGGAAGTCGCCACTAATAAGATAATTTAAGGCATAGTTTCCTGTACTAATCCAATCAGTAGGATCGTTAAAACCACTACTCATGCCTGTGATCGATTTAGTCAAGTTTTTACGAAACTTGGAAACGTCAAATGCTTTATTAGCCATATTATCTCCTTATTCAGATAATGTGTGGGGTTGCCCCCACACACTGTACTGCTATATTAGTTTTGACGTGAACGGATCATTGCAAGAATGTCTTCCGCACTATTGTCTGCTTTAGGTTCTGCCGCTGGTGCAGTTTGTGCCACTGCCGCTGGAGCCGCCTCTGCTACTGGAGCCGGAGTTGCCTCAGGTGCCGGAGCAGTTGTTGCCGCTGGAGCAGTTGCTGGTGCTCTATTTTGTGGATCACCAGTTCTCGCCGCCATTCCCGCTGGACGGAAATATTGACCAAAACGTTCTGCGTCATATGCTTCACCATCTACAGATGCTTGGAACATTTCTTGCATTACTTTTACTTCAACCTCTGAAGGCTTCTTAGGTAAAAAGTCTGACAAGTTGTATAGACCATTCTTCTCAACGGCCGCAGTTTCAACTTCAGTTAAAGGACGCTCTCTACGTGCCCAGTTACTTGTAGAATAATCTGCATAACCACCTTTAGAAGTTTTTACGATTCTAAAGTCTACACCTGAAGTGTAATCAGTTGGCAGTTCTTCCATATCTGGATCCATTAACGCACTTTTAATAAGTTGGAAAATTTGTGGACCAATAATAAAACGTCTAATTGGATTTTCTGGAGTACCATCTTCAGACAGTCCGTTTTCAGTTACAAAGCCTTGGAATACGTATGAACGTTTCTTCCAATACTTACGACCCATATCTTCTAAAGTAGGATCTTTAAACCAACCTCGAACTTCGTTTAAGATTGCACATGACTCACCATACATTTCCATGCAAGGGATTTGCACTTGTACTGGTCTTGAGTCAGTTTCGCCTTTTAAACCTGCGAAAGGTAGTTTGATCATCAAACGTTCTTTCCAAAAGAAAGTGTTTGTGTCGTCCCCATCAGGTAAGAAACGGACAGTTGACTGTTCGCCTTCCTTTAAGTTCCAAAATGGGTAAATTGCGTTGTCGCCGCCGCTTGAAGAATTACCGCTTGTGCGTGATTCTTGTTCTTTCAGTTTAGCTCTTATTTCTGCTAATGTTGCCATTGTTAAGCCTCCTATATAATTTGCCTTTGGCTGTTATTGTATTGCCTTGATT